AATGACCATGTCGGCGGTCAGCACACCGATGAAACTGTAGGCGACGCGGTTGAGCTCGGCGCCGGCTAAGACGTAGGGGCTGGTCTGGCTGGTCAGGTTGATGGACGTGTAGTCGAAGGCGAACACGGCATCCTGACCGAAGCCCACCGTGTACCAGCCGATGCCGTCGCTGTTGCAGACGGCGCTGTCTCCGGGGCGCAGGACCAGCGTCGCGCCGCCGTTGATCAACTCAGCGCCCGCCGGGTCGATAGTCAGGTTGCCGCTGCCGCCGTTGCGCGCGGCGAGGAAGAAGCCATTGCCGACGCCCGCGGCCGCGGGAAGGGTAAGCGTGCCGACGCCGCCGGTCCAGACGTAAAAGGCCGCGCGATCAGGCGATCCCGCCGTGTAGTCGCTGTTGAAGGTGACGGTCGGGTACGTCTGCGACAGGACGCTGCCCTGCGCGATAAGGCCGAGGCCTGCGAGGGCCGAGGCCTGCGCCTGCGCAGTCGCCGCGCCGTAGCGGAAGACGCGCCAAGAGCCGGCGGCCGTGGTGTTGTCGGTCAGGTAGATCTGCCACTGCTGGCCCTGCAGGATCGAGATCAGCGTGCCGCCGATGCTGTCCTTGACCGTGATGGTGTCGGGGCCGATGTTGTTGAAGAGCGTGGTCTGGCCGACGCCGGTCTCATTGCCCGGAGGCATGAAGATCGAGAAGGCGCCGGTGGGCGTCACGTCGATGATGCGCGCGGCGACGTCCGCAGACGTGTTGGCATCCAGAGGCCACGACAGGGTCACGTCCGCCGTGAGGGCCAGCGCCAGATAAGACACATTCGACGGGTAGATCGTCGTGCCGCCAAAGACCTGCGTATAGACCGACATTTAAGCCTCCTTGCGAACCGTCGAGCGGTCCAAGATTTTCTTGAGATCTTCGCCGTTCAGCATAGCCGCCGAGCGATCGTACATGGCCTGCCAGACCTGTATGCGCTCGTCGTTCTTCAGGAACGGCGTCGCCTCCAGCAGCGTCGCGTACAGCAGAAGCTCCGGCGCGTACTCGCTGATCCAGTTGCTCTGGATGTTATCGCTGAGGAGGGGCGGCAGCTCGTAATACAGAACCTCGAAGGGGTAGTCCGCATCCGGCGTCGGCACGATCAGCCAGTGGCTGAAGTCGTAGTCGCCGTAGAATTGCGGCGTGTCCATCTGGGTGCTGTCGGGCCAGTAGCTGCGCAGGTACTCGTAGCCGCGCGTGAATAGGAACGTGCGCGTGTCGTTAGTGGCGCCCGTGCCGATGTTTATGCTGATCGTGTCGCGCCAGCGGTCAGGCTTGTCATACACGGACAGGCCCGTAGTCAGGGTGCCCGTCACGACGTTGATGAAGCCCTGAACCTTCAGCTCGCGGGCGATGCGGCGCTCGGCCAGATTGATGAGGCGCGGGATCTGCTCGTAGACGACGGCGTCCGAGGCCAGCGTGGCCCCACGCTCAAGATAACGCCGCACGTCCTGCTGCAGCGTCGTGAAGGTCATCGCGGTGGGGCTGGTGGTCATTTATCGGCTTTCCCGTCGAGCTTGTCGAAGATCTTGTCGAGCATCTTCTTCACCTCTCTCATGTCGTCTCGGTAGTCGTCCTTCGCGATATAGGTGATCGGAAAGTCGCGCACGTCCTTGTCCAGACGCTCCACGGCTTTGTAGATGTTGTTAATGATCCAGCCTCCGAAGAAGGCGGCAACGCCCGTGGCTACGTTGTAGAGGACTTGATAATCGACGGTCACTTCAGGTTCCTCAACTTGTAGATGGTGCTGAGGTAGACGCCGCTCAGTGCGTCAATTTGGTTGGCGATGGCGCGGTTGCCCTTGCAGATGCCCTCGTGATTTTCCTCGATCCAAGCCGCCTCAGTCTCAAGGTGCTTGAGGATGTCGTTGTCGCTCTTCTCCGGTGCCGGGATGGTGCTGACGAGGTCGAAGGCGCCCTGATAGGCCTCCACGATGTCGTCCAGAGCCTCAATCACGTCGTCGTAGAAGTGGCCCAGCGCCTTGTGCTGGGCGTAGGACTTGGTGCGCCAGTGGTTCCAGTGCGCCAGATTACGGCTGTGGAACACGCGACTTATGAGGTCTTCGATCATTCATAAACTCCCGTGCGGCAGAAGGGCTGCTTCAGCCTCCCGCCGCGCCACAAGGCCCGGCAGGACGCGCCCTCCACCGCGGACCCATTTCCTGATTTGTTCTCGCGCCCCGGTCCAGTCGTGGGAGTTTACCTTTCGGCGCAAGGTACTGGTCTGAAGTCTACCAGTTCCGAGGTTGTAACAGAAGTCCACTAAGGCGTTTACCGTTTTGACGTCGCCGGCCGCTCCCGGGCAGAACCGCAAGACGGCTGGCAAGTACCGGTGCCGCAGCTCCGCCTCCATGAGTTCGTGGGCGGCCTCCTTGGACATACGCGCATCGGCCAAGGTGACGGCGCTCCCGTCGGCGTAGTGCGTCGAGCCGTAGCCGATCGTGGCAATACCCGCCGGGCACAGGTAGGGCTTGGCCCGAAACCCCTCGAACCGCTTCACCAGCTCGATCGACAGGGATAAGTCCACTAGATGCCGCGCTTGGACAGGGTGCGGTCAAGGATCCAGTAGTTCACGACGCCCGACAGCAGGGCCATGTCATCCATAGACCACAGCTTCGGCATGACATCCACGAAGGGGGCGCCCATGCGCATGGCGTCCCACGCGAGGCAGACTTTGACCACCCCGTACAGGAGCAGCATGTAATACGTCATAACCGGCCGCACGGACGCGGACAGGGCGGCGGCCCAGCCGCCGGCGGCCTTCACCATCTCGGTCTGCTGGACGATGGCCGCCTGCAGGGCGCCCATGGCGCCGGTGTCGAGGGTGGACTCCCGCGCGGCGCTGATCTCAGACAGCTTCTGAACGCCTCGGGTCTTCTCGACGTCGCACTGCTTGTCGAACATGGACAGCTCGTGGCTGCGCTCGTTCTTCTTGTCGAAAGACTTCAGAACTTCGGGGATAAGGCGGAAAACGCCGCCCAGCAGGCTCCCGAAAATACCACCTCCCAATAGTTCAAACATTTGCGTTTCTCCTTTTATGCTGCGGTTTCAATGGGTTGTGAGATGATCTCGAGGTTCTTCTGCAGGCGGGCGTCGCCCGGGTTGTGCGCAACGGCCAACTGCGCCTGCTCGGCGGCCACCTCGCGCAGCCCCAAGTGCCACGCGGCGATGCTGGCCAGATCGTGCGGCAGGGCCCCCCAGACTTCCGGGTCGCAGGTGTAGACCAGCTCCCGATCGCGGATGTCCAAGGCGCGCATGGCGGCGGCGTAACTCTCCGCCCAGCGGCTCTGGCGGTACGTCAGGAGGGCCATGGCGCACCACGGCTCGCGGGTGTTGGGCGCCTCGGCGCAGGCCCGGTGGTAGGCCGCCTCGGCGTCCCAAGGCCTGCCCAGCTCCTCGTGGCACTTGCCCAAGACCCGGTGGGCGTAGCACCGCTCATTGGGCCACGACGCCTCGGGCATGGCCAGATACTTGTTCAGGGCGGCGATCGCCTCGTCCCACTTGCTGTAGAAGGACAGCTCGCGCGCGTAGTAGAAGGCGTTGCGGGGGCAGCGCGGGTCTTCCTTCACCGACACCGCCAGCAGGTCCAGATACTGGCCCCGGCTCTTGGCCGGGTCCGGGTGGTGGCTGACCAGCATCACATCGGTATTGGCCCAGACCTCGTTGGTGCGAGGGTCGGGGATCGGGTACTCGTGGCAGGGGTGGTGCCACATGTAGCCCTTGCGGTGGTGGATCTTCTCGTAGCGGAACTTGATGCCGCAGCCCCAGTCAAAGAAGTAACGCAGGCGCGTCGTCTCCTCAGTCCAGACGCGCTCGATCTCCTGCCTCCAGCCGGGCTCTAGAACCTCATCGAGATCCAGCGAGATACACACGTCCACGTCCGACGGCACGAGCGCCAGAGCAGCATTACGAGCCAGATCAAAGCGCCAAGGACTGATACAAATATCGTGAACCACACAGCCAGCAGCGTTAGCAGCGGCGACAGTACCATCCGTACTGCCCGTGTCAGCAATGACAACATAGTCGGCCTCCTTCGCAGACGCAGCAAACCGCGCCACAAAATGCTCCTCGTTCTTACTTATCGCATAAACCGCGATCTTCAAAGGCGGGCCCTTTACAGGGATGTCGCGGCACACGTCCTCAATCGTCGACCAGACGTAGACGCCAATCTCGCCGTCCACCGCCGACCAGCTCGGCTGCCCGAGGGTCGCCCTGACGCGCTCGTCCGTCCAGTCGTCCACGACGTGCCGCTCGTACGGGTTGCCGGCCCATTCCCCCTGCGGGTAGTGGCCGATCGGGATACTGGCGATCACGGTGTCGGCCACCAGCCTCAGCCTATCCAGCAGATCCTTGGCCTCGTCTTCGGTCATGTGCTCGAGGACGTCGCCCGCAAAGGCCACGTCGAAGTGCTCGTCAGGCGAGAACTCGTGCGATCTGGCGTCGGCGACGATCAGCGTCGAATACAGGGACCGCAGGCCATAAGCCTCAACGTAGGGCTCCCAGACCTCGACGCCAGTCCAGTCGCCCTCGGGGAACATCTTCGCGTAGGTGCCCTCGCCGCAGCCGATGTCGAGCATCCTGTCGCGCTTGAGGGCGCCGACGATGCGCCGGATGTGTGCCTTGCCGTTTGGGGAGCTGGTTGGCATGTCTACTTCTTCAGGTGTTCGAGCAGCACGACGCGGACGTGTAAGTCATTGATTTCGCGCTTCAATTCTTCTTTCATAGCAACCCGACGTTCAGCCGATAGCGGAGAGTCCGTGGGGACGCCTTCCTTGGTGATAAGCGCGGGCATGGCAGACTCGATCTTAATCAGCCGCTCATTAGCGACCTACACCTGACCAAGCAGCCACGCAAGTGCTGCTACAGTGATCGGAATTACCGCTTTAAGTACGTCTGCCCAAGCCATGGTGCCCCCTTTAGTCTATAGTTCCGGTAGAAGTTTCTCGGTCTATCCTTAGCACACCCTCGCAGCAGATGCTCCAGTCCTCGCCCGTCTGGGCCCCGTAGCTGCTGACGTTCATCCGCACGTTCTTGAGCAGATATTCCTTGTCGTCCTCAAACACACGCCAGACATGGCCCATAGTCCCACGGTTCTCTTGCCCGCGCGTCTTGTTGAACCGTATCTGGAACTTGGCCATTAGATGATCTCGGCCGTGGGCGGGTGGCACACACGGGGCGTGGAGGGCCTCGTGTCGAGGTTCATGTGCAGGAACTTGAAGGGTTTCGCGGACGCATTGCGCGTGAAACTATGGGGCAGCCACGCATTGGCAAACATCAGCGTCCCCGGTTTCGGGACGAAGTTTATGGCGTTAGACGCGAGGGAGACGGCGCTGGCGTCGGCCTCCTTCAGGGGCGACATAATCTTGCCGGGGCGCGGGTCGTGGATTACCAAGCGCGGCGGATCCTTCGGGCACTCCAAGAAGTAGAACGCGACGAGCTTACAGTCGCCGTGGAGGTGGTACTCCATGGACGAGTACTTGTCGTGCTGCTGGCACCAGAACTCGGTGAAGTACGTCTCCAGCCCCTCCATCGCGTAGCCTTGGTCCCTGAGCAGGTTCCAGCCGGTGTTGACGGTGTAGTCCCAGAACGCCGTTATGCGGTCTTCGTTATCGAAGGCGCTCATGGTGACCGGGTATATGTCGTCGGGCTTCTTGTCTTTGCGGGCCTTACGCAGGGCGTCGTTGCTGGCGGCGAGGACGTCGCCCAGAAACTCAGGCTTGTCGATGCTGTACACCGGCGACGTAAAATACTGCCACTGATCTAAGGTGTCTGACATGCCGCTTACCTAAACTGAGGGCCGGTGGTCCACACGACGATGGACTTGCGCACGCCCTTGGTGACTGGGGTTACACGGTGGAGCTTGTAGGCCGGGAAGGCCACGAGCAGACCGCGATCTCTCTGCGCGGCCACTGCGTCCTTCCCGCTCATGAACTCCAAGGTTCCGCCCTCGTAGTCGGCGGGGTCGGAGAGTTGCAGGGACATGCTCAGTTTGCGCGGGCAGGCAGTCGACGCCCCCGCGTCGATGTGCCAGTCATAGTGATCGCCGCCGCTGCCGTAGACCGTGTACTGCATGTCCTCCATGAAACCGTACAGGTCGAAGCGGTAGAATATCGAGTTAACCTTGCGGGCGATGAACGCCATCTTATCGTAGAACCAAACCGTGTCGGCATTGTTGGCGATCCAGCCGGTGCGTGATTGACGCCACTCCGGCGCGGTTCCGCCAGAGCCTCCGTTTATCGTGGCCGCCGACAGGGGTAGGCTCTGATCGCAATACGCCGAAATCCTGTCCAGCTCTTCCTTGGAGAAACCGTTCTCCCAAGTGGCGAACACGTTGTTCTCGGCTTCAGTCGGCGGCGGCGGCGCAAACATGTAATTCGACATCACAGTTTCCTGTGAATGTGGTTTCGGTACACGGACTGGTTGACGAGCGTCTTTATCTTGCGCATCCAGCCTGTGTTTTTCTTGTCATCTTCGGAAACTGGGCGACAGTTATGGGTCGGGAGCAGGCTGTCCTTCCGTATCGGTATTACCTGCATCAGGGGCGTCCCGGCCTCTACGACACCCCTAAAGTCGTTCTTCGTAAAGATGAAGGGGAAATTGACGTACTCGTACTGGAAGTACGGGTGGTCGACGATGCCCGAGTAGCAGACAAATCGGTCCTCCGTCCTGTTCAGTGGCGGCAGGAATAGCAGCGAGTATTCCGGCGGCGTCTTAATCATCCACCAGTTTAGGAACTTCATAGGCGGGCGCGGGTCGGAGGGGTTGGGGCATTTCTCGGCGGAGATTTGTTTGGGGTTGTGCGTCTCGACCATGTTCTTGTGGAAGTTCCACTTGAAGTCCACGCCGCTCCCATCGCCGTTGGACACGAACTCAACGTCGGCGGCCAGTGGTATCATGTAGCCAACGGAGAGCGCGTCGAGGAAGGGGGAGCATCGCTTTATGGTTGACGTCCCCAGACCCTGATTGCCCAGCTTCATGGGCAGAGCCTTAAACCAGTCGGGGATGTTCTTTCTCGATGGGTAGGGTGTCGGGATT